TCTAAATCGTAATCTAATTGGTTCATAGTTTTTCGTTTAACGTTTTTATTTTCTCCTTTAATATCTCTGCATCTATCTCCACTTCTAATAAGTTCATTTTATGAAGAAGATAAGCATTGTCCGTTAGCTTTGCTAAAGCTTTTATTAGTAGTATTGTGTCTCTCATTTTTATTTATAATACTTTTACGTTACCATTACTGTAATGCTCACAGATAAGTCCAGTTGATAATCTAACAACCTTGTAAGGTTTTAGGTTCTTGCTCTCTTTTACTTGTTTGATAATTCTTTTAATTGTTTTCATCTTGTATTTGTTTTTAATTATACATCAAATATATAAAAAATTTGAGTTATAAACTATCTTTTAACAAATTTTAACATTTCTTTAACATTTAAATAAAAAAAAGAGAAGCTAACTTGCTTCTCTTATTATCTCTATTTCCCTTTCTAGATAGTCTTTTGCTTTTAAAAGATCTTGTAGTTCGTCTTTCTTTTTACCAGCTCTACAAATATACTTTAATATATTACCTCTACTAAAGTTTAAATTAAAATCATTTATTACATCTATTACATCGTAATTTTTTCCATTGTCATAATGTGCTTGACTGCTTCTTATCATAATTATATATTTTAGTGTATAAATCCCATATTGCTTGGAACGATTCTTGATTATTAAACTCTTTGCCATTCATGTAGTATTTACCAAAACTACCTCTTGAATACCATACTTTGTATTTATTACCAAATAACTTTGGATATATTAAAAATCCTTTTTTAAAACAATATGCTTGTGCTTTATAATTACAGTTTTTTATTATTACCGTTTTCTTTACTTTCCCCATTTATATCTTCATACAATTCTATTAACTCTAATGCTTTGTGAACTCCTTTTGCCTCACAATTTCTTTCTGCTTTAATCAACTGTAACCAATATTCATATATGTCATTCCTATCTTTACTTCTAAAATAACTATCAACACAGCTCTTATATGCTACTACTTGTAATTGCTTGCATTGCTCTTTTTCGTACATAACTAAATGTTTAAATCGTAAAAGTCTTTATTCTCTAAATACTTGTAATAATTCTCTGTGGCTAAATCAAGTTTATCATATCCAGATTGTATGAAGTCACTACTAAAAGAAACAAATTCAACTTCTTTTGTTCTTTTATCTACTACAACATACTTAAACTCAAAACAAGAAAACAACTCTAAATAAAGTGCACACTGTAGATCATAATTGTAAATCAAAGAAGATCTTTCAAAATTTAATATATCACTTGTCGTCTTTAAATCAACAACAATACCTGGTAACAATATGTCAGCTTTACCTCTAAAAGGTAATCCATTGTAGTAACCTACTTCAGGTATTTCAAAATCAGCAAACCTTACTAGCTCTCTAAAATCATCTCTTTCAAGAACAGCATCAGCTATTAGTTGACATCTATTTAATTCTGATCTAGTATAAACGGATTGAGCTGGTTTTTCTTCGACTGCCAGCTTATAAAGTTTACTTCCTTTAGTACTATCAATTATAGTTAACTCATCAACTCTATGAGGTTCTAATGCTAATAAATGTATTAAACGACCATCTCTAAACGGTTGAGGTTCTTTACCTTTATCTTCTTTGTTTAATGCTTCAACGTAAGCTTCTGGACCTTCTAACAAACTTTTACACATAGAACTACTTAATGCATTCTTACCAAGATAACCGTAGTAGAATGAGTCATCCATCATTTTTTCTAGAATATCTTTTTTATTAAAAGTATCTCCATTTAGTAGTTTGATTTCCATTAGTTGTTTTTTACAAAAGTACCATTAACCATTTTACCTTGTCTTTTAGATATTACATCATAAGCAGTTTGTATACAATCCTCTATCTTTAAACCTTCTAAGTGAGCTAAGTTAGTTAGCACTACTGCAATATCACCAATAGCATCTATAATTTCAGGTCTATCATTTTTTAATAAAGCTTTTGCTAATTCACCAGCTTCTTCCTGTAATTTAACATATTGTGTTTTAGAATCACCTTTGTCAAATATACCTCTTTCTTTAGCCCATTCTCTAATGTTATCAAAGTTGTTTTGATTTTTTATATTCTCATTTTCTATTACAAACTCGTAAGCATTCACTAAAGACTGATTATATATAAACATCTCATCGTTAAATTGAGACTTTTTTAAGTTCTTTATCATCCATTCAGCAAGTTCTTCGTTTATAATAATATCAGTTCCGTTTACATCATATATAACATTTAGATCTATTAAGAAATCTTTTGTAATGTTTTCTTTTAATACCTTAAAAGTAATAGTGTGGTTTGTTTTTTTAATCATCTTTTTTGTTTTTTTATTTTTATTGTTATTTATTAATTCCTCGTATGTATTAGTGTCTACTCTGTAACCAAGTTTTTCTTGAAAATACCTTTCAGCTTTAGAAGCTTTCTTTATGTCTTCACTTTCAAATAGTATTAAGTAATCTTTGTAACCTTGTTCTTGTTCTACTCTTCTCTTTAAGTCTTTAGTACAACCTACTTTTTTACCTTTAATATAATATACGTAATACATAATTTTTTTTTAGTTTAAAGCCAATATACAAATAATTTATTTAACATTTATCTTGTCATTATATAAATGCAAGTTATGTGCGTGGTGATAATATGATCCAACCTCTATAGATAGCCTCTCCGCTACGTGTTGTTGCAACATTGAGAAACAATACTGATCAATACAGAAACCATACCACAGGTCATTAGAACGCATATATACAGACATATTGAGTTTATTGTTTAATATTGTAAACTGAACAGCGTAAGTACAAGGTGTGTCTTTACTATAGTCACTTATTTCTTTACCATCATATATAGATATAGCAGCTCTTCTAGTACTTGGGTTTTCTCTTAATATAGATACAACATAGTCTAATTGGTGGTTTCTTTCCCATTGATAACCATAGTTAGAATTAACATCACCGTTATCATTAGCCATACGTTTCCATATAGGGGGGATTTTACCATATATTTCACCAAGCTTATTTATACTACGATCACCAGACATATACCATTTCCATTCAGCTTTAGCATATTCAGTATTAAACTTACGTTGTTTGTTTGTTATAATATTATCCTTAGGATTATCTAATGTAAAACCTACATTAAATAAAGCTTTAGTGTTGTCGAACTCTACGCCTTCTGATATTATTAAATCGTGAAAATATTCGTAAGCGTCATTTGCATTTTTAAATTCCATTCTCGTATTCTTTTAAATAAAACTCTAATGTTTTAGATTTTATATCTATTTTACTACTATCTTTTAACAAATATATATTAATTTTTCTAAACTCTTTATATAAATTAATAACTTGTTTACTTGGTACTGTATTTTTATATCTTTTACCTCCGTTCCTAAAAAAATAAGGAAAACCAAAATTAGCTCTTTTACTATATTTATAATATTTATCTATGTCAATTACTTTATCAAATTGCTCTTTTGATAGATCTATTATATCACCAGTTATTTTATTTTGTACGAACCAATGTGAAGTAAATAATTCAAAACCTTTTATAATCATTGGTATTTTTTTTATACATCTTAATTCGTAATCAGAACCGTAACCACCTAAATAATAAAACATAAATTGACTTATAGGGAAGCAATGTCCGTAAGGAAATTCAACTTTGTAAAAAGTCCTAAGGTGTTTTATGTTGTCACTATGATTAGTTCCTGTTTTAACATTTCTATGTTTTTTAAATAAACTTTGATTTCCGTAAAAAAAATCACTAAATATTTTATATTTCATCTTTTTATTGTTTTAACAAATATAATATTTTTTTTTAATTAAGACTTAAAATCTCTTAAATCGTTCCAATCTCTATAAGAATCTATTAATGTTTTATCTATAGTAGGAATATTAGCATTACCTGCTACACTAAAAAACCAATCACCTTTTTGTCCATATTTAACCATATAATCCCATCCTTTAGAATCATAAGAACTTTCGCAATTAAATTTATCAGGTATTAAATCTGACTTACTATTAAAAGGTTTATGATAAGAGTAAAAATCAGCTCTACCTAATTCACCTTGTTGAATATTTCTAGCTACAGCTACAGCTTTAAACTCAGTATTTGGTAAAGCTATTTGCATAGTTCTACTTAATACACCTGTTGATATAACACTCCACATTGTTTTTGGCTTATCTTTATCTTTAAAATAATCATAAATACATCTAACACCACCTGCTATAACTAAAGGATGATTTAATCCAAGAGGTACATAATAAGCACCTATCTCTTTAGCATACTTTTTACCAATTCCACTAGCATTAGGCATAGCTGCAATCCTAGCAAATAAAGGTTTAGCACCTAGTTCAATACACAATGCTTGGTGATCACTAACTTCTTTAGAAGCTGGCATAATTAATATAAGTTCTAAGTTATACTTTTTACACAACCAAGACAAAGATATGCCTGCAAAACCACGTCTAGGCTGAACATAGACTATTTTTTTTACACCTTGTTCAACTAAATTTTGTATAAAGAACTCACCGCTTCTAGCTTTGTAACCAACTTCACAGGATTCTGATTCGTCTATTACATTAAAGCCATCTATGTTTTTTATACTAAAATCACCAAAAGAAGATTTAAAATCTTTCGTTAGATCTAAATAATAATCTAAATTCATAAATCCTTGTAGATCATTGTTTTCTACAGTAGTTTGCTTATTTAAGAATACGTCTTTCATGTTATGTTGTTTTTATATATTATACCATTATTCATTTCTATATGTTCTTTAGATTGAAAGTTTTCAATATACCTTATAAAATCACAAGCCACGTCTTCCATATCATAAGGCATAGAATTAAACCCAGTCATTTTACATAGTTCTCTTAAAGCTGTATCATGCTTAACACCTGGCATTATCATCTTTAAACATTTCTTAGCATTACTTCCAACATACACATCTGATTTTCTACAAACTAAATAAGGAAAATATTCAGCCATGTCCATAGCAAAAGCAGTAAGTACAAAGTTTTGTCTTTTAAAATTATGTGAGATTAACCATTTATTACCAAAGTCTACAACTTCTTTTATACCTTTTATATTACCTTTTGAAATAAAATTTATTAATTCATCTAAAAGTTTACTTGAATCTTTCTTAATGTAATTATTTAAACCACCTTTTATCATTGGTAATAAATAACCTTTAACATCACAAAATCCTTTTTCTGGTATAACATCTAACCATTCTTCAAATGTTACAACACCTTCTTTTAATTGATCAACTACCCAAAAATTACCAAAGCCATGAGAACCAAAAGGAGGTTGATTATCTAATTTCGGCTTATAATTAATGCCTGATCCACATAATCTAAATAAGTAACATAATTTAATAAAATTATTCTCGTTCAATAATAAAGATGAATTAAAATATTTACCATTACCTTTAGGATCATTCTCTCTTAAATGCAATGCTTCTAATAAACTACTAAAAGCTGCGTACCTTCTATTAACTACATCATATATTGGTATGTTCCAAACTAAATCGTCATTAACATCTTTACCTGTCCAGTCTTTACCCTGAAACTTAAGCTCTTGCATCATTTTCGCTTTACTATAATAATCTATAAATTGATCTAACATAATTAATTATTTATAAATTTATTTGCATGCATATAAGATGATGGCCTAATATGTACAGATTGTCTTGATTCCATATCATCAAAAGATAATCCATTATAATCTAAATTCTTCCATCTAGCAACTTTTAAATCTAATGATTCTGCAGTTTGTTCTATTAGATTATTAAAATATTTTACGTACTCTAACCTTTCTACTTGTGATCCAAAAAAGTTTTCACCTAAATACTTACCTGTACCAGGTATCTTACGACTTTCATCTTCTACAGGTATTAAATGAGTTAATGTAATATTATAACCTTCTTTTTTTAGACCAGTTAATTGATCTACATATCTTTTAAATATTTCACGTATAGCATCTGCACCTCCAAATCTATGGAAATGAAATCTAACATCTATATTACCAAAATAAAATTGTACGTTTTTTTGGTTTTTAGTTGGTATAAGGTTCTTTAAACCGATTTTTAAAGCACCATTTAATGTTTTACCATCTAATCTATTTATAGTTCTACGTGGCTCCCATGCTGATATACTATGGCTATCTCCTACTATAACAGAATCACCATACTTAGTTATGTCTATAACTCTACCTTCAGGGAAAGTCAAATCAGCATAATCAGATAAATCTTTTCTTTTTTTACAAGGTATTGTATAATCTGCAAAATCATTTAAGTATAATACATCTCCTTTATAAGCACTAAACTTTTTAAGAGAATCTATTTGCCTATCTTGAACTCCTCCAAAAAAATTAAATACTCCTGGTTTAAAATTAGCACCTTCGTTAATTACCAAGGCATCGTACTTATCAAAATCATCTGTATTAGAAACTATATCTACATTTTGACCAAGTCTTTCACTTAATATAGATCTAGTAACATAAGTCCAACCAGCGTTGTGAGAATATAACCTAGTACCTAAGTTTGTTAACACTCCTAACATTCCTACTTTTTTCATTTTTTATTGTTTTTATTTTCAACATAATTATTATAACTACCTAAATAAGCTACTGCATCAAGTAGATTATCTTCTTTATGTGAATAGCTTTCTCTTGATAATTTTAAAGCTACCATACACATATACATGTCTTTCGCAGTAATGTCTTTACCAGTTACTCCACTAGCTATTAACGCTGCTCTTTCCATACCTTCTTCAAAAGGACCATACATGCGTTCCTTTTCTTCAGATCTGTCGTTTATTATTTCGTTTGCTTGTTTTAATATATTCATCTTATTTGTTTTGTTAAAAGTATAATATTTTTGTATTGTTAAATGTTAAAGTTTTGTTAAAATTCATAATCATTATCAATAAACTTAGGTAAACCGTTTTCTTCAAAACCAAAACTAAAAGTCTCAAAGTTTCTGTTTCTACCTCTTCTACATTCAACACTTACCCAACCTTTATTTACAGTATTTTTTTCTAACATTATTTGAGTTTCACATTTTTTTTCTAATGATGATCCAAGTACTCCAGTTGGTTTTGTTGAACCGTAGTTAGAATGTATAATAGTAGATATATGGCAATCAAGTTCTCCGCTCCAACGCATAAATAGTTCTTGAACTTCTGTACATTGCTCCATGTTATTAACATCAGTAACCAAATCAGCACAACCATCAATAATAACTAAACCAATTTTTTCATCTTTAAATTTAGTATAAAGTATGTATTCAATAAAGTTTCTTCTTTGCTTATAATCCATTGTACGTAAAGCGTAAAAATGATAATTATCATCTTGCATATATCCGTT